CGTCGGCAGAGTACTGTATCTCGTAAAGATAACCAGTAAGTGCCTCCAGACGATCTAACGCATTATCCAGTTTTACCAGATTTCGCTTGTTGCGTTTATCCGAGCGGATCTGAACATCGTTAAATGATCCGTTTCCGTTTACCGTCAAATTTCCATTAATACCACCATTAAAAGTTTGTGCCTGAGTCCATGTATTGGCAGTAGTAAGCAGTTCTGTTCCTTGCCCGGGGGCTCCAGTGTCGTCCCTTCGGTCCCTGTGGCCCTTCCGGACCTGCTGGACCTGCTACTCCCGGATCACCTTTATCGCCTTTCGGCCCCGGCGCACCTGCCGGACCTGCTGGTCCAGCCACCCCCGGATCGCCTTTGTCACCTTTTGGTCCCTGTGGGCCTGCCGGGCCTGCAGCTCCCGTATCCCCTTTAGGTCCCTGCGGTCCTGCCGGGCCTGCGGCTCCCGTATCCCCTTTAGGTCCCTGTGGCCCGGTTGCGCCGGTGGCTCCTTTCTCACCCTTTGCCCCAGCAGCGCCAGTATCCCCCTTTGGTCCCTGGGGGCCGGGATCACCTTTCGGTCCCTGAACGCCCCTCGGCCCAGCCGGACCTGCTGGCCCCGAGTCCCCTTTATCTCCTTTCGGACCGGGAACACCACCTCCTGCTGCAGCCTCTTCTGCCTTTGTTTTCGCTTCATTTGCCACATCCATTGCCGCTTTCACCGCTTTCGGGGTGGCTGCCTTCGCTTCATCATCACTGTCCGTTGCGCTGCTTAACTGCACAATTCCCTTCTGTGCCGTCGTCGCATCAGCCACATTTGCAGCGCTGCCTGCCGGACCTGGCTCTCCACGAGGTCCCTGAGGTCCGGTCTCTCCTCGTTCGCCTCTCGGACCTGCAGGACCTGGTTCACCTCGGGGGCCAGTCTCCCCACGCTCACCTCGTGCTCCCATCGGTCCCTGTGGTCCGGCTTCTCCTCGTTCACCTTTAGGACCTTGCGGGCCTGCAGGACCTCCCGGATCACCTTTCTCGCCTTTTGGCCCCATATCCCCCTGGTCCCCTTTAGGCCCCCGCTCTCCGGTATCCCCCTTCAGGCCTGGTATTCCCTGCGGTCCTCGCTCCCCCTGTTCGCCCTTCTCACCACGCGGACCAGCGGGCCCTACAGCCCCCTGAGCACCAACGTCACCACGCTCACCTTTCGGCCCTGCGGGCCCTTGAGGGCCCACTGGACCTGTTTCGCCTTTAGGACCGACATCCCCCTTCGGACCAGTTTCTCCCTGAGGCCCCGGGGCCCCGTGCATTCTCAGCCATACGTCTGGCCTCTTCAGCACTGACAGTGGCAGCCTCTGCCCGCTTAAGGATCTCTCCGGCGCTCTCCTGCGCCAGCCTGGCCTTTTCAGCATGCTGTCTGGCTTTTTCTGCATCAGCTCCGGCGGCTTTTTCAGACTCTCCGGCACGGGTCGAGCTTTCCTCTGCATTCCCCGCTGCTGTGACTGCACGGGTCGCAGCCTCAGTGGCATCAGTCGCTTTTTGTCCGGCTTCAGCCGCCCTGCTGGTTGCCGTCTTTGCACTGTCAGATGCACTCTTCGCACTGGCTGCTGCACTTTCTTTTGACTGTGTGGCCTGAGTGTTTTTTGTCGCCGTGTCTTCATTCAGGCGACGAATATTGGCAAGGTCATCAGCCACATTATTCTGTATCTGCCGGAAATCTGTCAGCAGTTCTCCGGGTATGCTCACCTCAACAAGACTGCGGCGTAACAGCATATTGAGCGTCACCGTACTTTCGGTCCCCTCAATACGCACACGTCCGTAGACAGCAGTCTTCCCTTTCACCGTCACCGAAACCGCATACTCCCCCGGATCCATCGTCATTCCGTAATATCCACCTTCACGGGTCACTGCCGACGCACTGGTGCCGCTGAGCGCATCCGGTGAAACTGTCAGCGCCGTCAGGGTAATATTTGCTCCTGATATCGCCTCACCATCAGGAGATTTCAGCGTCCCCGAAACAACAACACTCACACTCCACCTCCGTTAAACACTTTTTTACGGGCAGACAATGCTCTGTCTGCCCCCTGTTTGATCCCAAGTTGCTCAACAAAACTCTGATAATGCTGCGCAGCCAGCCCCGATTCTGCGCCACCGGCAGCATCCTTACTGAAAGCGCGAAACAACATCCAGTCCACCAGTGGGTTAACATAAGCCTCTTCCAGTGGAACTGGCGTATCATCGTCCTGCGTCAGAACATACACTGCCTCCGGTATCCGGCTTACCACTGCATCAATACTTATCTCTTTGTCAGGGGCAGGAAACAGCCAGAATACGCGCGGGGACAGGTCGTTGCTGATAAAACATTCAGGAATGCCCTTCATTGTGGGCCACTCAGGATACTGCGCATCCAGCACCTCCCGGGATAATGGTCTGACTGCACTACCGTCACTGAGGCATATCACGTCAAGAAGTTGTATTACACCATCGGGCAAAACCTGACGGGCGCCCGGAACACAACTGATTGTTTCCAGGCTTGCGCCAGCATCCGGTCTCGCCAGAATCACTGCCCTCACAGCATCATTGTAATAATCGCACAATTCCTGCAGGGGCCAGCGAACCATCATCGGGTCAACCAGTTGTGTATTCACACGTCCGATGATTTCTGTAATCGTCGTCATCAGTAAAACCTTTGTCTGCGGACAGGATTGCGGTATGAGGAGTACGGACTTGTCGCCAGTGTGTCGCGATATGCCCGACGGATACCCTCAGAAAACAGCACAGAGAAATACTGTGCGCGCGACGGGTCTGACCATGAAACCCCGGTCTGCATGAACAACCGTTCAAGCGCCCCTGCTGCCACTTCTTCAGACCATGCCCGCAGTTCATCCTGCACCTGACGGCTCCCTGCTTTCGGAGCAACGGCATAAAGCACACTCACCTCTCCGGGCGAACAGGCAAAATGCATTACCCGCCCCGGGCGGATTTCTACATCATGACCGGCAAAAAGCTCACGCCCGTCAGCGAGGATACGAATAATATGTACGCACTCTTCATTCTCCGCGTCATATGGCAGCACACAGTCCTCTCCAGCTGACGGTGACAGCGTGGCTTCACGGCGGCACAACAGGGACTGACGGCAGAATGCCACTGCCGACATGGATAACGCATCCGTCATCATAATGTTCAGCGGACCACTGATATGGCGACGGACATACGGTAAAAAATCAGTCAGTTCCGCCATGCTGTTCAGTCTCCGCAACACGACGGCGAAATGCCTCACGCACACGGATACGGAATGCATCAGCCGTTTCTTTCGGGTCTTTGTGAATATTCAGCTCTTCTGCCTCACACAACGTTGCCAGCCGTGCGGACGTGAGTTTGCTCAAATCCACATCCTGACCACCAACGCTAACCACAAAACTGTTCTCCGCTTCTGCAAGAGCAACCTGTTCTCTTTCCTGCGCCTGCTGTGCCTGCCGCAACTGCTCATCCTGTTGTTGCTTTTTCAGTACGCCATCAAGCTCTTCATGACGAACCCAGACGTCAGAAAAGGCCAGCAACTGCCAAGCAAACGCATTGTCAACATGCACCGGCTCAAGACGCGGGAACAGTGTACGACTCCCGGTAAGGGTATCCTTTTTCACGGGTTTGGGGCCGATATAGACAACGGCAATTTTTTCGCTCATATAATTCCCCGGGTAAAAAAGCCCGCATGACGCGGGCCGGAAGGTTTTTATCAGTATCCCACCACGGTATAACGCAGCAGAACATTCAGGGTGCCGGTTGCAGCGGCAGTCTTAATGGTGACAGTAACCAGCTCCCCGTCACGCTGTGTGGTGTACGGCTCCACTGGCACATATCTGGCAAATTTTGCAGAAACAGCTTCGCTGTTATCGATGAGAGCATGCTCACCGGACTTAATGCTGACGGTTGCAGTACCCAGACCGCCCGTTGAAACCAGTTGGAGTGAGTTGATACGGATGCCCACTGGCAGTGAGAGAAGATGAATAACACTGTCCGCTTCCGCAGCGTTCACTGTAAATACGCCTTCTGCCACCGACTCATTACCGTGCGTACCTGTATAGATCCGTTCACTCAGTGATGGGGCAAGGATAGTCTTTGCCATAATTAATGACTCCTGAAAAAGCCGGGCGATAACCCGGCATGGGGAAAGGAAAAAATCAGAGCTTCACTGCTGTATCAATGGCAATCACGCCGTGATCCTGCATCTTGCCGCTCTTCTCGGGGAAACGGATTTTTTTCAGACCGTTGATCCAGCTGATTGCTATCTCAGTACGGTTATCCATATCCGTTTTCTTCTCAACCATGTTGAAGTGACCGCCGCCCTTCTGACCGTACGCATTCGCCAGCGCCTGAGCCCCCAGCAGCATGGCACGGTCGATGTTGGTTGCAGCAGCCTTTTCTGCCATCGTTGCCGTAAGGTCATTGTTCGACACCATAACCTTTGACCCCTGATAGAAACGGATCGGCATCCCCGCATACTTACGGACCAGAATATTGCGCCACATCGCACATTCGCCTTTGAACAGCGGATGGTTAAAACCTTTTGAGCGGTTTACGGCACGCGTCATCATCTGGTTCCAGTCCTTGCCGGACGTGGAGGTGTACCAGTCATTCCACTGACGCGGCGTGACGTAGAGGACGTAATACGGATCTTCGCCATACAATTCATCACCGGACAGGCGTACCGGTTGTAACGGATGAGCCATCTCGTCAATAAACAACGAGAGATTATCGACCAGCGCAAGGGTGAACAGGTCAGACTGGTCAATACTCTCAAAACTCGTCGCATCCCCACCGAAAAAATGACGATCATGCGTCGGCGGCAGTACGTCGTTGATCATGATTTTTTTGAATTCAGGGTGATCTGCCGTTGGCAGAATGGTGTCATCAGCAACAAAATCACCGCGGGCACCGGCAAGATGCACTATCGCACACTGGTCTTGCAGGTCGTTAAAGTACGTACCCAGCAGCGTTCTGGCAGAGGATGCCAGGTTGAACTTCGTACGCTGCTGGCTCATACGTCCGCCCGCATCCACCAGGTGACGGCCCTGATTAATTTTCAGGGAAAAATCAGCATGGCTGAGGTCTTCACCACGGCCTTCAACGCGCTCATCCCCCATCGTCGGACGTTTAGAGAGTTTGTGCATGATGCTGAACGTCACTTCATCACCGGCCTGTTTGTTGAGGTCCGTGATTCGCACAACCGGTGCACCTGCACTGGTCTGCTTCGTGCTTTTCTTGTCAGGCGAAACTGCTTTTGGTGCATCCTGCTGTTCAGTGAGAATATTCACCATCGAGCGGTTTCGGTTGGCAGCCGTGAAAAGCGCCACCTGATACAGCTTATTCGCCTGGGCTGTTGTTACTGTGGTCATTACGTCAGTACTCCTTCAGTGGTTACCCGAGTTTTTCCAGAATCGCGTCAATTTCAGCGTCCGTCATGCCTCGCATGGCTGCTTCAATTTCGGTATGGGAAGCACCAAGTAACCGTTCAAAATTATCACCGGTTCCGACGGAAGCCGTGTTGCCAAGCTCTGACGGGGAAGCAGGCACTGCCATCTCCCGTTCAGCGGCTTTCACTTTTTCTTCTGCCGTTTTCCGGATATCCGTGTTGTCTGCCTTGTCATCAGAAGGCGGCTCACTGGCTTCACCGAAAGCGAGCTGCGTACGGCGGGCCACTTCGGCGAAACGTTCAGTGAGCGGTTTGTCTTTCCATACGGGGTCATTCTGGAGCTTCCCGTCGATGGATACGGCAACCGAGAAGCGATCCGGATCGGAGTTCTGCCACGTTTTCAGCACCGGCACGTCATTCATTGCATCAAGAACCGGTGATAAATCCTCACCACCATGACCTTCTGCCTGCTGTGCTGATTGCTGAACACGGGACTGGAGATAGTTATTTTTACGGATAAGCGAAGCCACCGCGTCACCAATTTCCGGATACATCTCCCTGATACGGGCAATCTTCTCATCAGAGATTTTTCGTTTTCCGGTAACGGTGCGGGTTTCATACCGGCCTGGTGAATCTGAGACGTCAGCAGTTCAACCAGGCGTTTTTCTTCGGCTATCTGTCCCCGAAGAAGTGCGGCTTCCTGTTCGGCCCGCTGCTTACCGGAACGTTCAGCCTCAAGGACTTCATAGGGAATGACGTGTTTACCATCGCGGGTGAGCACACCCTTCGCCTCCGGCTCCTTCACGTCCTGCGTCTGCTCAGCACTGGCATCCGGCGTCGGTGCCGCAGTGTTATCGCCCGTCTGTGTCTGTGCTGCCTCATCCGCATGATTTTCTGTGGCGGCCTCTGTCACGCCGTCCTGTTCGTGACCGTCAATATCCACATCCCCAAGTCCTTCCAGCATTTTTTCCAGTTGTTCCGGGGTTTCTTCACCCGTAAATTCAAAATCCATAAATAACTCCGCATGGTCTGTTTATCGGACAGATCCGAATGGTTGAGTAAATAAGGCTTATCGCTGCCCCCGCGAATAAGCGCACCGCTCCCGGGACGCTTATCTCCGGAAACAAAAACCCCGTACGATGACGGGGTTCCGTTAAGTTCAGGATATTCATAGCGGCAATTCATGCATCCGCTGTTGTAGTGTATGTAGCATCTGTTGCTGAAGAGCTTCCTGCTCCTGTTCCATATTCTGTATGCCGGTAATGATTTCTGCCGTATGCGCCTGGTTGAGCGCATCCACATAACGCTGTCCCTGTGCCGCGGCGACATCCCGTTGTGCGCCAGCATTATCCCGTTGCGCAGCTGCCTGTGCCCTGGCAGCTTCTGCTTCCAGTTTAGCCACCCGGCCTGCCATTTCGCGCATCTGCAGTTCCTGTTGTTGCTGCTCCTGGGCCTGTTGCTGCTGAGCGGCCTGCTGCTCTTCCGGGGTCATCTCATCCGGTGATTTTGGTGTCCCCAGCGCCGCACGAATACGTTCGACAAATTCCTGTTTCTGCGGCACATCCAGAAGGTTAACCCACAGGTCGAGCACGACGGCCTGCACCTGAGGTGGCAGCCCCTGAATAACCTCTGACATTCGCTGTGCAAGCTGTGCCTTAAACGCCGGTGTCTGCTGAACAGGAGCCAGCGCAATATGTGTATTTAACCTTGAAATATCATTGGTCAGTTCACCATTATCACCTTCAGCATTGAGGACAATGGTCTGGCGACGCTGGCGATCATCGCGATTAATCACCACTGCATGATTACGGCGTTTTTTCAGGTCATCGAGAAGATAAGCGAGCAACAGTCTTCCCACCTGCTGGCAGGCAAACTGGTAGTTATCGTTGATTTCGGCAAGGGTTGTGGCTCCCTGCTCCACCAGGTTGCTGATCGCCACGCCTGACGTTGCATTTGAATCCTGCCCGAGAAATGCGGAATACACTCCCATGGTGTCCTGGATAAGTTTTTCCGATTCCTGCATGACCTGAAACTGCTGGCTGGCAACCTGAAAATCCTGTTCAACCCGGAAAACATCTGCGACGCTTTTCTGATTTTTTCGGGCCGGATTCAGTTTAATAATGCCATCCGGACGTTCGATCTGCTCCATCAGGTCGTTGTCTGACAACTGGGTGGCATCCTCGTCCATAATCACGCGTTTGGCCTGAAGCAACCAGGTCAGCTTGATACGACGAAAATTCACCTCATCCTGTGCCGGAATGGCGCGGGAAATTAGCCCGTATGGCTCCCCGGTTTTATCCTTTCGGTATCCCCAGAAGGGAACCAGCGGGAACATCCCCTGCGGCGCACTGCAGGGGCGATCCACAATAAAGTGCGGTCCGACAAACCAGGCTTCACGAATACGGCTTACCCGCCCGACTTTCACCTGCACCCGCCCGGATGCCACAGCTACCGCCTGCATCAGATTATTTTTATCAAAGGCCACCACCCGTCCATTACTGAGTTCAATCACCGGAAGACGCTCGAATGTACGGTAATAAACCACCTGAAGCAGCACACGACGGCGTTCACGCTGAAGCCATTCGTTCTGCTTTCGATCCCATGACTGATACTCTTCCCATGCACTCATCAACGGACTGGGCTGGCCTTCAGTAACCGTGGTATCGACAAAACCACGCCAGTCATCAATGGCATAATCGATAACCTGAGCCATTCCCGGGAATGTAGCTTTTGCCTCATCGGTATCCATCCAGCGGCGACGCATCAGCCAGCGGCAGTCACTTAAATCAGCCTCCCGGCTCAGCCAGTCCCAGAAAACCTCATTCCGGCTGACAGTAGACACCTTAAATTCAGGCCCGAACGGATCACTGTTTCGTCTGACCTCCACCCAACTGAGGCCCGCCTTGATTTGTTCCGCATAGGCATCGGAGCGGGCCTTATTCATGTTGCCAAGACGGCACGCATCAGCAAACTCCGCATTAATGGCCTCTGCCAGTTTCTCTGTTTCATCGTTCGGATCGTCTGACATCACTATCAGGTCCGTTCTTGTTTTTGCCTCCATTCCCAGTACACCATCTACCGTGGGGGCAATGAGGTTATGGATGGTCATGGGCTGACCGCGATCTTTCAGTACCTGGATAACTTCCGGTGCCAGCTGGTCGCCATCATAATACGCACAGGCCTTGTTTGCGGCATCACGCCAGAGAGGCTGACTGTCAATATCAGAACAGAGAGACAGTAACTGACGCTGAGAAAAACGCGGCGTGGATCCATGATCGTTTTTCATCGCTGTGGTGTTAATTTCATTTTTCATCAGTGTGCCATCCAGTGTGTGGTTCTGCGTTTATCCGTTTTCTGTTTTACCCTCACCGGCATTCTGGCGCGCATCTCCTGGGCAATCATGTAGCTCATGAGCTGATCATCAAAGCAGCCTTCCTGTGCATTCATGGAGCCTTTCGCGTCATAAACGTAGGTGTTCATTTCCGATAATGTGCCTGACCAGCGGATCCCTGATATTCCATTATTCAGAAGCGTTTTCATTCCTTCGGTCAGAACAGGTTTGCTCTGACGGGTTGTCAGCCAGCCAAGGCGGGGCGTATCGTCGTCATATGCCTGGTCAAGATGCTGTTCGTTGTAGATATAACGTGTCGGATAGAGTTCCCGGAGTTTCAGGATAACTGCATGTCCGTGATTATTACGCTCCGGCCCCACAAACGCGTTGTTATACATACGACAGACCTGCGAAATGAGATGAGCAAAAAGTTCAGCATCGAGATGCCCGAACCAGTGAGCCACCTGCTCGCCATTACTGCGTTTGACAACATCCAGCGATGAGCGGTCTCCGTGCTCCAGCCCTTCGGCAGTATCTGCCCCACAAACATACTCTTCATCCGGATCCGGCAGTTCCCATACCAGCAGATAATTCATCAGCGTCCGCTGCAACTCGTTTTTATTTCCTTCACGCAGAGACT